GAACGCATTTGCGCTGCAGCTTTTAATTCTTAAAGCTCAGGATGAAGATGGCAAGCGGCTTTTTCAGCTTGGCCAAGCAGCAGAGCTTAAGAACGATGTTCGAGACGCTGACCTTCAGTCTTTGATGCTTGCGGTTATTGAAGAGGACAGCACGGAGGCGGCTGACCCAAAAGGCTGAAGGCTGAACTGAAAAAAGATAATTTACTGCGTCTGCAGCTAGGCGTTGCGAAAGAGCTTGGTTACAGCTTGGCAAGGCTTAACCAAGAGGTGACGCTAGAAGAGCTTTTAATTTGGTCGTCTTATTTTGACCTGTTAAACGAAGAGCAAGAAGCGGCGATGAAGAAAGCGAAGCGTGGGCGCTAAACTTGACGCAATAGACGGGTAGGCATGGCGGTTGTTTCTCGTGTAGAAATTGCTCTTGATTCGACGAGAGCTGCTGCAAACGCCAAGAAATTTGAGCGTTCCATGGATGGCGTTGCTAACGCCACTCGTGATGTAAACGGACGGTTACGAGATGCAAAAGGAAAGTTTTTAGGTGCCGGCCAAGAGGCGCGTAAGGCTAGCGGTTCATTTAATTCGTTAACGAAAAGCCTAGGGAAGGTGGCTGCGGCTTATGCCACTTTTGCTGCAGCGCAAAACATAGTAAGAGCGGGGATACAAAGGATTGAATCTGAACGCCGGATTGAATTTTTAGCCAAGGGCTATGGGGAGGTTTCCAAGCTGCAAGCAGCAGCTACAGCATCCGCAGGTAAATTCGGGATCAGTCAAACAGAGGCCAACAAAGCTTTAGCTACTTCGTTCGCAAGATTAAGACCTGTTGGAGTGTCATTGGCTGACATTGTCAGCACCTATAACGGTTTTAATACCGCCGCGAAACTTAGTGGTGCGACTGCTGAAGAGTCATCAAATGCGTTTACACAGCTTGCTCAAGCTCTTGGCTCCGGCGCATTGCGTGGTGATGAATTTAATAGCATTTCTGAGCAAGTTCCAGGCATTCTGACAGCAATTAGCAAGGAGACTGGCGTCGCTCAAGGCCAGCTTAGAAAATATGCAGCAGAAGGAAAAATCACAAGTGACGTAGTTATTAACGCTTTAAAACGTATAGAAACTGAAGGCGCTGAGCAACTAAAGCAAGCATTAGGAGGCCCTGCCCAAAAGATAAAAGACTTTCAAAACGCCTCAGAAGAGGTTGCAGTGGCAATTGCTGAAACAATACTTCCTGACCTTGCGCAGGCTTTTCGTGATCTTGGTCAAATTATTTTAGAACTAAAAGGACCAATTAAAACAGTCGCAAAGTTTGCTGCAGATCAATTTTCGACTGTTAGTCAGACTATACGCATGATTAAGGGAGCCACCGGAGACAAAGCAGCGCAAAGAGCTTCTGTAGACGTGTCTTTGTCCCGAGGCGAATTACCGTTTGTTCCGTTTGCTAAAGAAATATTTGGCAAAGAGGGCCTAAATAAACTTAGATCTGAGGCGGCAGTATATGCAAAATTACGCAATCAAACATTTGACGAAGCTTTTGTTGATTTGGCTAAAGATCGCCTTACAGCAATGGAAGGAGACGATTTTATTACAGGTGCAGTTGAAAAAACAAAAATTTCCGGCATAACACGCACAGACAGTGACACAGATACAAACAAAGAAAAAGGCCGGGTCGACATGTCTGCCCAAATGCTTAAATTGCAAAGAGAAAGGCTTGATCTTTTATTGGAAGAAGACAGGCTTGCAATAGCTCAAAAAGACAACCAAATCGAGCTTTTAAGAATTTCAGAAGCTAACTATAAGCCTAATGAAAGAACGTTTCAAATATTAAAAGCCAACAATAATCTAGGCTTGGAAAAGAAAGATATTGATGCTGATCAACTAGACAGATACAATAAGATAAAAGAAGCTATTGAGGGCCTAGGTACAAGTGTTGCAGAGGATTGGATTAAAAAACAAGATGAATTAGCCGCAAAATCAGGCGAAAAGTTAAAAACAATGTATGAGTCGATTGGCCAATCAATCACGACCGGGATTGTTGATTCATTAACGGCAGCAGTTGAAGGCACTAAATCACTTGCTGACGTTGCATCACAAACGCTCAGGCAAGTCGCGAACATCTTGCTGCAGTTTGGTGTTAACACTGCGCTTGGTGGCATACCGGGTTTTGGAGATTTCTTTAAGGCCAAAGGCGGTCCTGTCTCCGGTGGCTCGCCTTATATGGTTGGCGAAAAAGGCCCTGAGCTATTCGTTCCAAACACTTCCGGCACAATCGTTCCTAACAACAAACTTGGTGGAGGCGGAGGTGGCAGCACAAGCGTTGTCGTTAACGTTGATGCCAAAGGCAGTTCTGCTTCAGGTGACAGTGGTGCCGGTAAACAGCTTGGAGGGTTGATTGGAGCGGCTGTGCAGGCAGAATTGATCAAGCAACAACGACCTGGAGGCTTATTGTCCCGCTAATGAGTACCTTCCCCGATTTTGATCCCGCACCAGGGATGACAAAGCAAAGCGCACCACAGGTGCGTATCTCCCAGTTCGGGAGTGGTTATAGCCAGCGTGCAACGTTTGGCATCAACCAAAACCCAAAGATCTATAACCTGACCTTTCGTGTGTCAGAGACAGAAGCTGACACGATCGAAGATTTTCTTGATGCAAGGGGTGGCGTAGAGACCTTTACCTACACTCCACCTGGGGAAGCGACCAGCAGCAAATTCATTTGCACAGAGTGGACGAAGACGATTCCATTTGTTGATCGAGCGGAGATCGTCACGTCATTCGTGCAAGTATTTGAGCCATGAGCGATAACACGCCCCAGTTTGTTGAAGACTTACGCACGGTCGCGCCTGCATATTTTGAGGAGCTGCAAAAGCTTGAGCCAACGGCAGTTATCGACTTGTTTGAGGTGCGGTTAACGCAAGCCGTCAATAACGTTGATGAGACGCTTTATTATCACCCTGGGACGAACGACCTCGTTACGAACATTGTTTTTAACGGCAAAACCTATCCTGCTGTGCCTGTTGAGATGACAGGGCTTGAGACATCAGGCAAAGGCATGATTGCAAGACCTACTTTAAAAGTAGCTAACTCTAACGGTGCAATTAGCTCCTTAATTGTTCAGCAAAATTACAATCCACTCAAAGCGCAGGTGGTGCGTATCCGTACATTTAAAAAATTCTTAGACGCCGTTAATTTTAGTGGTGGCAACGCAACTGCCGATCCAGCAGCAAAGACAGAAGAGGTTTGGTATATCGACAGGGTAGCCAGTGAAAATTTGCAGTTTGTTGAGTTTGAGCTGACAGCCAAGCTTGACCTGACAAACCTTGAGCTGCCACGCCGTCAGGTGACTGAGTTTTGTCCTTGGAGGTATAGGGGAACCGAGTGCGGCTATGTAGCCAAAAGGTATTTCCAGGTTGATGATATTGAGATTTCCAAGGCTGAGATGCAATCGTTAGCCACGATCAACAGTTTGACCTTTGATCAGGCTGTGGACAAGTTTGATGTATGTGGCAAACGGGTAAGCAGTTGCAGGCTTCGCTACCCGGATAACGAAGGCAAGAATGATGTATCGATTCCGTTCGGAGGATTCCTTGGATCAAGAGTCCAGGCGTAAGGCGGAAGGCCACGCAATTCTTGAGTATCCAAAAGAAGCTTGCGGCTTACTTGTTGATGGCAAGTATTGGCCGTGCCAAAACGTCGCAGATGACCCAGAAGTAAATTTTGTTCTTAATGCCGCTGATTATATGGAAGCGATGCTGTCTGGAACGATTGAAGCCGTCGTGCATTCTCACCCGTCAGGCGGTCAAGCTAGTGAGCTGGACCGTAAAAGCTGCAGTCAAACTAAGCTTGTATGGCATATTTATTTTGTTGCAGAAAGCAAATGGTCAACTATCGAGCCTTGATAGGCAAAGAGTTTGCGTATGGGGCGCAAGATTGTTTTACGTTAATTCGCGACTATTACAAATTAAAAGGTGTCTTGTTGCCAGATTTTGAAAGGCCAAAAAACCCTGAAACCGCAGATAGCATATTTTTAGAACAAGCTGAGTTGTGTGGTTTTCGCTCGGTTGATTTTGATTTACGCAAGGTGGGGGACATGCTGATTATGAAACTTATGACTAGAACGCCAATGCACGGCGCAATTTACGTTGGTGATGACAAGATCTTGCACCAACGCTTTAACAGCTTGAGTGCGGTAGAACCTTTTGGGCGGTACTATAGGCAAAGCGTTGTCGCCGTCTATCGCTATGCAACTGGTGATGTTGGCCGGTGAGCTGGGCGAAAAATACGGCACACACCACGAGTATTACAACCTAAGGACGCCAGCAGACGCGATCAAGCTGCTTTGTATCAACCATCCAAAGCTGCAGAAGGATTTGATGACAGCGCATCAGAACGGGGTTGGCTACAAGCTGATTCAGTCTGGAGCGGCGATGGGATATGACGAGCTGCATCTGCCATTTGGCAGCAGGCCAATGGTGCTTGTGCCAGTGATCAGTGGCAGCTTGGGAGAGGAAAACCCATTCGGCAGGATTTTACTTGGCGTTGGTTTAGTTGCAGCCGGATTTTTTACAGGTGGTGCAACAATTGGACTTCTCGGGCTAGCTGCTCCAATTGGGGTGTCTGCTGTCCTTGGAACGGTAGGTGCCAGTTTGATTTTTGGTGGCGTAGCCCAGTTAATTTCACCGCAGCCAGAAATACCAAAACTTGGCAGTCGTCGTATGGACGGCACTAACTTTCGCGGCCCTGGACCACAAGGTGTTTCGCGTGGAGCGAGTGGTCAGCAGTCTTATGCGTACACCGGACCAGCTAATACTGTTGGCAACGGTTCAACAATTCCTGTTGTGTATGGCCGCGCCATGCTTGGCGGTCACATGTTGTCAGTAGGGATTGAAGCAACAGATGTTTCCGATCCCATTGCAACAGCAATTAAAGCGCCTGGCCCAGATACTATTTTGATTAATGGCAGCCAAGTCGAGCGAGAGTTTAATGACGAAAGCGGTATTGAGACAAAAACTATAACTAGAGGTCAGCTTAACAGTGTCAACACGACAAAAACAAATAGAAGAATAGTTATTGCCCCCAATGTGGGTTTTGGCCCAGGCTTGGATAAAACGCTTACAGAAAATAGTACGAAAAAGATGGGTAATGTTGATGTTCGTGGTCCTTTTCAAGACGAATTTGACATTATGTTTGAAATCGATCGCGGGCTTTATGGCCGAGCCGGGAAAGGCGAAGATGCAACCAAGATTGATGGGTTTATTCAATATCGCATAGAAGTTGAACACACCATGCCTGGAGATGACCCTACAGTGGCTGTCGCTGAAAATACTATCCAGGGATATTTAGAAAGATCAGAAAATTATTTTTACTTGCAAAGGCTTAAGTGGACCAAGCTTGAAAGCAATAAAGAGCTTAAGCTGCGAATCACTATTATGGATGTTGACACTGATGCACCGACGCGGTTTCGCGTCCATGCTTTTGGGTATCGCTTGCTTGATTAAGTTATGGCATTAAATTCTGAATCCACAATTAAGCTGATCGACCTTCTGTGCGAAGGGCCGATTGAAGGTCTTGCGACCCAAAGCAGCAAAAGCATTTTTCTTGACGAGACTTCTGCTGATCAAAAAGCCGTCAAGTCAACCGATTTTGCAATACGCAAAGGAACGGCTAACCAGACCAGGATTGGAATTAGTGAGCAGTTTGCAAATGCCACGACAACAATCATTGATGTAGGAACGCAAGTTGGCGAGAACTACAGCGAAGAGGTTGATGAAAATAACGAGGTTGTAGAAAGAAAGTACGGCGCGGGCAGCCTTGTTAAAACAATTACAGATCCAAAGACTAATTTTGTTAAACTTCTTTTTACGATTCCAAAGCTGTTTTCGACAGCAGTTGAAGGTCTTGCAAGGGGTCAATTATTCCCTGCAGCAATACGCATTAGGATCGCAGTTAAAAGCAAAAACAGTGCCTTCAATACTGTAACATTTGACGGACAGAGCTATAAAGAATTTAGGGGAATTTCTACATCAAATTATCAATATCAAACCCCTCGAATTGATCTAACGGGAGAAGGCCCCTGGCAAATTAAAGTAGATAAATTAACATTTACAACTAGTGTTTCAGGGCCAGATATAGAAGCAGGTTTTGAAATCAAGTTTAGTGACCTTGAAGATGTAAACAAGAAGACCCCGCTAGCCAGTAGCCGAGGCGACACGATCGTTTGGTCTTCGATTATTGCTGGTACGGATATTAAAACGGCTTACAAGCACACAGCTTGTGTTGGGTTAAGTCTTTCAACTGATCAGTTCAACACTGTCCCTGCTCGTGCATACGAAATCAAGGGGATGAAGGTTCAGATTCCATCTAGCGCAATGGTGCGTGCAGATGGAAGTTTGAATTACAGCGGCAACATTCCTTTTAATGGCAAGCTGCTGCCCAGGGCATATACAACTTGCCCGGTCTGTTGTTTCTACGACATGGTGACGAACAGCCGTTATGGGGCTGGTGATTTTGTTAGTGCAGAAGAGTTGAGCTGGGTTGATCTGATTGAGCTATCCAAGTATTGCAACGAGCTTGTACCAACAAGCGCGGGTGGAACGGAGCCACGCTTTGCGATTAATACGGTGATTGCATCACCAGCAGATGCGTTCAGCGTCTTGCAGGATTTGGCAAGCGTATTCCGGGGGATGATCTACTGGAAGTCAGACACGATCCAAGTAGCTGGCGACCATGGCGTTTTAGGCAGCACAACTACGGCACTCGAGCCTGTCCACCTGTTTACCAACTCAAATGTGGTTGGCGGTGGCTTTAGCTATAACGGCGCTTCCTTGAAGACAAGAAGCACCAGGGTACGTGTTCGTTACAACGATCCGAACAACTTCTACCGTCCTGACTTTGTTGTTATTGAGAACAAGGAGTTAGTCAATAAATACGGCTTCCAGATTCGTGAGATTGTGGCGTTTGGCTGCACATCCAAGTTCCAGGCTCAACGGATGGGCAAATGGGTTCTTGCTTCTGAAGAAACAGAAGGCGAGACCGTGACGTTTGCTGTTGGCCTTGAAGGCTTAATGGTGATGCCTGGCCAGATCTTTGCTGTTTCGGACGCAATGCGTCAGGGCGCAAGGTTGGCGGGTCGCATTTCAGCGTCAACAACAACGTCTGTCACAGCAGACCAAGCAATCACGTTGCCGATTGGAACGAATCGTCAGTTGAGTTGTGTGCTGGCTGACGGAACGACGGAAACCAAATCGATTAGCAGTGTTGTCGGTAATGTCATTAACGTCTCGTCTCCGTTTAGCTCTGCGCCACAGGTAGAAACTGTTTATTCAATCCAGGCCAGCAACGTCAAGCATCAGAAATTTAGGTGTCTTGCTATTGGTGAGGGTGAGAATGGAACGTATTCCATCACAGGTGTTCAGCATGTAGACAACATTTATAACGTTGTTGAAACCGAGAACGCGCTACTTGAATTTGCAGACGTTACGTTATTTGATGAGGCTCCACCCGTTCCGGTCGATCTGTCTTTAAGCGCAGAAGACATAACAAAAGACGATCTTACAACGACACGAATTACTGCATCCTGGAGTCGCGGCAGTGCGTTTACTGCAATCTTTTTCAAAGTTAGGTACAAAATTGGTGGTGGCGATTTTATTGAGACAACGACTACTAATACAAACTTTGTTGTTGACAACCTAAAGCCTGGGGTCAGTTTTGAGCTGTTTGTACGTGCAGTTGGCCCGGCGCCACGCTCCAAGGAGTCAGCAGACGCAACAATCGTTCTTACTATCCCAGCATCACCGTCAACCCCTCCTGATCCAACAGACGTAACGCTTGAAGTTGTTGGTAGGGATCAGGTTTCCTTGCGCTGGGCGATTGGCCAAACAGGCATTAACAAAGAATCATTGCGTGCAGTTATACGGCATACGACAGATGATTTGACAACTGCAACCTGGGCTAATACGTCCATTCTGCGAACTGTTCTGGCAAACTCAACCTTTGCAATTTTGCCACGAATAAATGGAACGTATTTTATAAAGTTTGAGACAATTTTTGGCATCCGTAGCGCCAATGCCGTTGGCGTCAGTTTAAGCATTGCTGATGCAATCCCTAGGTTTAATTTTGAGTTAATTCGCGAAGACACACCCGCGTCAAATGTAAAACCATTTCTGGGCGAGGGTTTTGGCGTTTATTACGACAGTGAGTATGACGGCCTTGTTCTTGACGGTGACGGCAAGATTGACGAAATCACTGGCACATTTGATGACCTGACATCAGTTGATTTTGTTGGAACGCGAGGCACTTCGGGCGTTTACCACTTCCAGAAAGTATTAGATCTGGGCGGTATTTATAGCATTGATTTAAAACGTGTCTTGACTTCTCGCGGACTGTATCCGTTAGACACGGTTGATAGCCGCACGGCTTTACTTGATACATGGAGCGATATTGATGGTGCGTTAGCTGATGATACAACTGCCGACGTTTATTTCCGTACAACAAACCAAGAAACGACAGGCACTTACTTCTTAACCGAAGATGACGACTACTTATTGTTTGGCGGAGAAGTTGTAGTCCCTGACAATCTTGTCGCTGAAAACGATGACCAGTTAATTACTCAGAATGGCGACATAATTCAGACAAACCAAGCAAACGCCAGTGTTGTCCAGATCTTGCTAACGCAAAACGATGACATTTTAATTACGCAAAGCGGTGACAACCTGGAAAGCAATGTCCCTGCATCTGTGGACTACACGATTGACGAACGCACTGCGACAATCGACACCTGGAACAATTTTGATAACTATGACCCAAATGCAGCAGTTCCTTTGCCAACTGCTGACGACAAGATCTATTACGAATCAAACCTTACGTTTGGTGCGTGGACTCCTTTAGAAAACGGCAACTTCAACGCAAGGCAGTTCCAGTTCAAGGCTGAACTAAACGCACTGCACCCTGACCAGACCCCAATTGTTGACAAGCTTGGGGCAACTATTCAGTTTGAGCGACGTACAGAGAACAGCAATGTGCTTGCTTCTGGAACGGATGGACCTAGGGCTGTGACTTTTGACAATGCGTTCTATGTAGACAATGACACCAGGGTTGCCGTCTCACTTTCCCCGTATGACATGGAAGCTGGCGATTTCTACACGATGACCGCACCAACATCAACAGGTTTCACAGTTACTTTCAGGAGTTCTGGTGGCGGCCAGGTAAATCGTCAATTCCAATATGCTGCAGTAGGATACGGAACAAAGGACGCTTAACCCTGGATTCTCATGGCTCAGGCCGATGGCAGTTGCGCTAATGCTAGTGGGTCAGCATTCAGGGCAGATCTAAATACGCAGCTGGCTGCGGTTTTCACAAACCATAGCGGTGCAACTACGCCAGCCACGACATTTGCGTATCAATTCTGGGCAGATACTACAAGCAACAAATTAAAGATTAGAAACAGCGCAAATACAGCTTGGATCGACCTTCGCGGTCTTGATGGCGGCCTTGAGCTTGGTACGGCTAGCAGCATCACGATTGGCAACGGAACAGCAACAGCACCTGCTTTTGGTTTTACGAGTGATACCGATACTGGGCTTTATCAATATGCGGCAAATACGCTTGGCATTGCTACTGGCGGCACTTACAGGCTTTTTATTGGCGATAACAACGGAACGCTAGATACTGCAGCAGGCGGCCCATCGCTGATGTGGAAAACAGCAACTAATCCAGTTCAAAACAACGTTACCGGCATTCAATTTACGGATAGTGGCAGAATTAACGTCGGTAATTTTAGTGAATGTCTTGGCTTAAATCGCCACTCATCAACCGGCAACATTGTTGGCTTTCACTACGCAACAACTGCTGTTGGAACGATTTCAGTCACAGGTTCTAGCACTGCCTACAACACAAGCTCTGACTACCGTTTAAAGCAAAACGTTGTTGCTCTTACCGGAGCAAAAGCACGGTTAAACCAACTGTTAGCCAAGCGGTTTAACTTCATCAGCGTTCCAGACACAACAGTTGACGGATTTTTGGCGCACGAGGCTGCAACTGTTGTTCCAGAATGCGTTACTGGCACAAAAGACGAAGTTGATAGCAACGGCGATCCTGTTTACCAGGGCATTGACCAATCCAAGCTGGTGCCGTTGTTGACTGCTGCATTGCAAGAAGCTTTTGCTGAGATTGCTGCATTAACAACACGGATTGAGACCTTGGAGGCTGGCTAATGCCTGATCGCAAAATTTCGCAGCTAACTGAGCTGACTGCACCAGCAGCGGAAGACATTTTTCCTGTTGTTGATGTTGACGAAGCATTAAGCGCCGACAGAAATAAAAAAGTTACTTTTAAGACGCTGCATAATGCGTTGCTTGATGGAACGGCTGCAGCACCAGTCGTTAGTTTTCAAAGCGGTTCCAATACCACTGGCTTGTATTACGCCGGTACAAACGAGCTTGGTTTTACGGCTGCTGGAACGTATGTCGCCAAGGTCACGACTGCAGGTTTTCAGTTAGGCACTGGAACGGCAGCAGCACAACTGCATCTGTTCAGTGCTGATACGACTGATCAGGTCATTATTGAAAATAACGATGCTGGCGCTGACACTGCACCTGATTTGGTGCTGTATCGCAATAGCGCAACGGCTGCAAATGATGACAGCCTTGGCAATATCGTTTTTCGCGGTCAGTGCGACATCAATGTTTCGCATGACTATGCAGCAATCCTTGCGGACATTAAAGACAACACGCATGGATCAACTGATGGCAGGCTGAACCTGCAAACTGCTGTTGCTGGAACGGTTGCGACACGTCTTCGTATTGATGGCGAGAACGTTGGTATTAAGGAGATCGCTCCACAGCATCCGTTACATATCACGGAATCTGTTGCCAATACGGCGCTGTTCCTTGAGTCAAAGGAAGTTGTTGGTGTTAGTGCGGCTGATGTGGTGTTGTATCACCATCGCAATAATGCGGCTGGTGTTGCGGCTGATGTTCTTAGCTCAGTTATTTTCCAGGGCAACGATGACGCTGGAACGCCCAACACCCTGAGTTATGCGGTAATCGAAGGATCAATTGTTGATCCAACTGACACTGAAGAAGACGGCAAGCTTGATTTCAAGGTCCAGATTGCTGGAACGTTGACGAGTGCAGCAGCAATTACATCTGCAAATGTGACGCTAGGCGTGCGGCCTGTATTGCCAACGCATACCCCAGCTTCAGCTACTGCAACGGGTGTGGCGGGTGAAATTGCATGGGATGCCAATTACATCTACGTTTGCACTGCGACTAACACTTGGAAACGAGTTGCAATCAGCACTTGGACCTAATTGCTGGTTGACGTAGAATCCCTGTATTGAGCGGATCCGATGGCCAACGTTAAGCTAACTGAGCTTGCCGCAATCACG